GAAGAGGAGAAAGATTAAGATGACTGGATTTAACGAAGCATTTCATTACTGGTCTATTGCTTTAAAGGAAAAGGATGAGCAGACTGGCGAATACCCATCACTTCCAGTTCGTGGTGGTATTATGGCAAGAGGTTCTGCCTTTGAGGGAGAGCCTACTGTCGAAACAAGCGACTGGGAAGGTCATACTGGTTCAAAGAGCATTGTTATCGCTTCTGATAGGACAAGTGCAAGTGCAGAGCCTCAATGGGAGCAAAAGGCGATGTTTGGTGAGTTCTTTGAAGATGGTTGGTATATGCTACTTGGGTCTTATGAGAAGAAAACAGTTCCATTGGATGGAACTGGTAGTGGTAATGTCTACGAATGGAAATTCTACCAAGACCTTGTAAACCCAACTGGATTACCAATTGCTACTATCATTAATGGTTATGGTGCAGTAGAAAACGATGCAATCACATATGACAATGCAAAAATGAGTGAACTTGAATATGAAATAAGTGATGATGGTATTAACTTAACTTACACTTTCGGTAGTGATGCACCAATCCTTAACCAAGCAAACCCAGTAAGAACAGTAGGGCAAAGCCTATCCAAACTTGGGGTGCAAAACATTCACATTTACATTGCAGATTTCGGAACAGACTTAACCGAATTAACCGAAGAGCAATTAGCAACCTACGATTATGGTTGTGTCATCAGTTCCACCAATTCATTCAACACTAACCTTGAGGACTTTTTATGCTTGGGAACACCATTCGGTAAAGCAATGAAAGATGAGGGTCAATTTGAGAACGATGGAGAATTGGAAATCCAATGGAACGAAAAATCCCAACACCTTATCGACAAATGGTATACTGGTGTCAATGATGGAGATATTATCACCGAAGATAACTATTTCGCAGAAATCCTTATTACTGGTACTAATCGTACACTTGGTAAGGTTAGTGGTGAAGATGTCTACGAATCCTTTGCAATGTACTTGCCAAAAGTTGAGATTACAAAGGCTTGGTCTGACTTAAGTGGTGATGAAACCAAGACCATTAACATTGAGTACAACCTTGTAAACAATGGAACTGTATCTCCAGTAAACATTGATATTCTTTCACAATTGGAAGATTTACATTGGGGAACTCCACAAGCAACCCAAAGTATACAATCCGATACAAGCAGTTCATCTGCAAGTGATGATGACTCAAGTATGGATTACTACTGGGTAAAAGACACAGAACCTTAAATTTATGATATTTACATATAATCGCTACACTTCGGTGTAGCCACTTTTTTTTTAAATGAGTAGGAGATGAGATAATGGAATTTTCTAAAAACAGTATAGAAGTTTGTGGTAAAAAGTACAAGTTCAAAAGATGCACCAATGCACAGATATTGGAACATCAAAAGAGCATTGAGGCAGAGCAAGAAAAGTACAAACCAATCACAGACAAGGCAAAAGCAATTGAAAGAGATATAGAAGCGATAGATACTCAAATCGAATCAATCCATAACATTGTAACTGCAATCAATAAGAAAGAAGAGCCAAGTGATGATGACTTGGATAACATTACTGAATATAGTATGCAATTGATTGATCTTGGCAATGAAAGAAGAAAACTCATCGAAAAAGGTGAGAAACTTGATGAGAAACATAAGAAAGAGATAGAAGCCATCAGACAATATGTATTGGGTAAATATGGTGAACTTGCAGAACTTCAATTAGAAGGTATCACAAAGGAAGAGTTTGTTAACAATGCAGATGACTCTGATATGACTATCATTCGTTTATTGGCAAGTATTAAGAAGATGTTGAGTCTTGGGGCTTCTACTAAAGATGTTGAGAAGTTTGTCAAGCAGAATATTATTGCAGAGGCAAAGCAATCCTTTCAATCCGATTAGCGAAGATACTGATACTTTTATGGAAAAGCCAAGTGAACTCATCGAAAAGCAATTCATCGATGAGTATTTTCTCTTGACAAGGAGAGTCAAGGGTATGGGCTTAACTTTAAAGGACTTTTGGGAAATGGATTATCTCATCTTCGCTCAATTGTTGAATAATGAGTTGGAAATCATCAAAGCCGAACAGAAAGAGGCAGAGAAAAACAGATTAGAGTCTAAATCCTCTTCAAAGACTGGTAAGATGACAACACCGAAGTTTGAAGATAGTGAGGATTATATGGATATATACGAATCACTTATAGAGGAATAAAAAATATGTTAGATGTAAAATTCAAGACTGATAAGGCAGTTAAGAAACTTGAAAGACTACCACAGAACTTGAAAAAAGCAATAGGCAGTACATCTGATAAGATAAAGTATGATGTGTATGAGCAAGTGTTACCGATTGCTCCAAGATGGAATGAAGTGTTAAGACATTCCATATTATCGGAGAGTTATGATTTCGTGGAAACACCTTTCGGTATGCAACAACATCTTGTTTATGATGCTTGGAATCCAAGAACTGGTTTCCATTATGCAGAGTTAAGGTATACTAATACTACAAGTGGTGTTCCAAGATGGGCAACCATTGGTGGAGAGAGAGCAACACCATTAATAGAAAAAGAAATAGTTAATGCAGTAAGAAAAGGAGTTGGTAGATAATATGTCAGTAGAAGCATTTACAGTAGATGGTAAGGTTACAATAGATACTACTCCTTTTGAAAGTGGTATTGCAAAGGTTACTACCCAGTTATCTGAATTAAGTGGCTCTATGAAGAGTATGATGGAGATGGGTGGTGGTAATTGGAATTTCAATGGTGCTTTGAATGGTTTAAAGACATTGAAAGATGACATTGCAGTAATCAAGCAAGACATTGCCACAATGAACACCGAATTTGCCAATACTCAAGGGATTGAAACATTAAGGTCAGAAATCCTTGAACTTCGTAGAGAAATCGATGCTATCAAACAAAAAGTCAATGAAACAACTACTCAAACAGTACAGAGAATTAGGGAAGTCAAGACTGAAATAAGTGCAATCACAAGTGGAACAGAGCCATTAGTTCAATTATGGACTGCTATGAATGGGCAATTATCTGAACATTATGATATTCTTGGGATTTACAATTCAGAAATAGGACAAATCAATGCAAAATGGAGAGAAACACAAGGATTAGTTCAGAAAAATACTGCTTTTATGAAAGAAATGGAAGTTAGTGGCAGTAATGTGGCTAAATATTTTATCCACGAAAATGAACTATTACAAGCAAGTCTTAACTTTATCAATCAAAGAGCAAAATCCGAAAGGACATTTGATTCGGCAGTTACTAAAAGTTTTTCTTCATTAGTGCGATTAAGTGAAGAACTTGAAAGGCAAGTGATAACTACTCAAAAGAGAGCAACTGCATTAAGTAGGGTTGGAAAAGAAATTATAAGAAATGGTAGTGAAATTAAGAAAAATCTCACATATGAAGAAGAGATGGTTGCTACTGAAAAATTATTCCAAAATGGGCTTGGTGAAGAATTGGCTTCTCGCATTAGGATTAATGAACAGATTAAAATTTCTAATGAAATGTTTATGGCTTCTAAAAATGCAGAAAGTCAAATGCTTACTCTTCTTAATGAAGAAAGAGGTATTTTATCTAATCTTACTGGTCAAAGAGAAAAAAGTTTAGCATTTATCAAAGAAGAATTAACTCTTGAAAAAGAGAAAGCAAGTCTTATTGGTGAGGAAACTGCTTTACTTAATGAGCAAGGTGCAGTTAGGCAACGAAATGCTACAAAGGTCAATGATTTGGATAAGATGGGTTACTTGCCAAGAAGAATCGGTTCAATGGCATTAACAATGTGGGGATTCAACGAATTGATGGATGTCTACGATAAAACTATGAGCCATATTAATGCAGAATCCCAAAAAGACTACTTTGCAAAAAGAATGGGTATGAATGCAAAAGCAACTCAAGACTTCACCAACCAATTAAATGGGATGCAGAAGCAGTACAAAAAACTTGATATGACTGTTGTTGGTGCTAATGCTTTGGAAACTGCAACAAAATATAAAGTGCAACAACAAAGTCTTGGCGACTTGACTGAAGTAATGGCTATTTATGGTTCAGAGTTCGTGAAACAAGGCAGAAGCCAAGAGGACAGTATACTCGCTATTAACGATGCACTTGATGGTGAACTTCGTAGGTTAAAAGAAGTCGGTATCGGTGCAGAAGAACTTAAAGCAACTGGATTATGGAGTGGTGAACAATCTGATAAAGAGGGTATGTTGAAAGCATTGCTCCAAATCGCTCAAGAGAGAGGTTATGACAAGACTGCTAAAGACATAACTAATTTAAGTGATGCAATCACCACTTTGGAAGTTAAATTATCCATTGATCTTGCAAGAGCATTTGGTGTAATCGAACCATTGATTACTGATGTTTTGGGTAACTTCGTAACTATGCTTGAAGCATTGGAAAAAGGTATCGGTTGGGTTACACCGAAGATTACTGAATTTGCAAAGGCTATTGGTTTGATTGATAAGGATGGTAAGGCTACTCAATTTGGTAATTTCTTGGAGGATTGGGTTTCTTGGATGATTACTTTTGGTATTACTGCTTATGGTGTTTATAAGATTGCGAAGCCTTTGCTTGGTATGTTTGGTAAACTTAAGGATGTTGGTGGTGGCATCGCAGAGGGAACTGGTGATGTTGGCAAGACTATGAATACTGGTGGTTTTAAGGAAAACTTTAAGTCTGAATGGGGTAAACTTGGTAAGAATCTTGGTAAGATGGCAAGGGTTTTTGTTGAGTTTGCAGTTGCTTTGGCTATGGCTTGGGCTTTGATTGAAGAGGCAATACTCTTGATTAGTGCTATTGGTTACACTTATGAGTCTTTAAAACCACAGTTCAATAGTGGTATTGAGTTCATCAAGGAATTTGGTATATGGTTTGCCTTGCTTGGTGGAGCAATGCTTGTTTTCAGTTATGCTCTTGGTAAAGTTCCAGACTCTGCAATGGAAAGCATAGGTAAAGGTGCAGTTAAGTTGGCTACTGGTATGGCTATTGCTATGGGTTTAATAGCCGAAGCGATTGTCTTGCTTAACTTACCATTGTTGGCTATTGCAAGTATTGGTGCAGTTCAGAATTGGCAACAAGAGAATATTGAGAGTGGAATTGCCACTATCCATATGTTTGCAGATGCTCTTAATTATATTGCAAGTGATGATACTATTGCTTGGTTTATTGTTGGTTTCGTTGCGATAAGTGGTATTCTTGGTTTAACTGCCGATGTGGTTGCTATTCCTATGGTAGTGGGTATTGCTACAACCTTGTTACTTGTTGCAGAAGCGATTACAATGTTGATAGTTCCACTTGGAGCGATAGCATTATTAGGTGCAAGTGCAAGTGCTTTAGGTGAAGAGAACATTAATCAAGGTGCAGAAACCATCAAACTGATAGGCAATGTATTGCAAGTATTGGCACAAGCAATTCCTTACTTGTTAGTTGTAGACCTTACTATATTTGGAGTTCAACTTGTTGAATGGGGAAATCGTTTGTTAAGTGGTGGTAAGGATGGATTGACTACTCTTGTGCAAGACATTTTGCCGACAATACAAACATTCATCTCTGATTTCAATGATTTGGATTTCTCTGAAACTCTTAAAACTGAAAAGATAACTGCCATTACAACAGTTGCTACTCAATTGCCACCATTGTTTACTGCTATTCAAAAGTTGAATAATGCAATGGGTACATCTGATGCTTTAGGCAATATTGGTGGGGCATTAGGTGGTTCTATTAGTGGTGCAATTGGTATGGGCTTGAAGAGTAAGTTAGACCAGTTGTATAATGATGTTAAGGATGTTATGGACTTTGCCACTAAACTTGGTGGATTGTCTACTGGAAATGGTGGCAATACTACTGCTATTCAACAGACTGCTAATGCTATTGCTCAATTGAAAGTGAAACTTAACTTGTTTATCACTACTATTAGTAGTGCAAGTGCAAGGGTTCAGAGTGCAAGTACAAGGTTAGGTAATGCTTTGCCTACTGGTTTTAGGACTGGTAGTGCAAGTTTTGGTAGTGCAGTTGTTAGTGTACTTGCGAAAGGTGTTAGTGAGATACAATCAAGGTATGCTACCTTTAACAATGGTGGTAAAACATTAGGTCAGAAAATGGTTGATGGTTTCAAGAATCACAAACCATCCTTGAAGTCTATTGTTGTTAAGGAGATGGATTATGCACTTCAAGAGTTGGATAATAGGAAAGATGATTTTTATTATAAAGGTCAAGCATTAGGAAAACAACTCTCTGATGGTTTTGAGTCAAGTGGGGGTTTAAATGTGGGTTCTCCAGCAAATATCGCTCGTACAATCGCCAAAGAGATGGAATATTCAATGTTAGCCCTTGATAGTGGAAAACAAATGATGTACAAGGGTGGTCAAGCATTAGGTAGGGCATTGACTAATGGTTACAATTCCTACCAAAATCTACGAACTGATGTAGGTGTACTTGCCCAAAAAGGAGTAAGTAATGAGCAACTTCAAGCAAATGCAAAGAATGTTCAAGCAAATGACAAGGTTAATCAACAAACCCCAAAAATATTTGCCCCAACTGTAAATATTGATATGTCAAACTCCACTATCATAGGAGTTCAAGATTTAGATGCAAGAATAAGACAATCAGTAGACAAAGCAATGATAGAATACAACTCACCAAATGGAGCAATAGGATATTAAATGGAGATGATAAACGATGACAAGTGAATACGATTACGAAACAAGTTTCACTTTCAGAAAACCCAATGGGTTCTACAAACACTTAAACAAACAAATGGTGATACAAGACAGAGATAGTTTGAACGATGATTCACTTTATCATCTCTTACTATTCTCTTCTGCACCATTAGACTTCAACGAATGTATAGATGAAAATGGATGCTTAAAAACAAACGATGCACCAACAAGTATGATAAAGATAGAGCCAAGTGCATCAACTTATACAGATGTGCAATTCCATCTTGGAGTAGAATGGTTTGACAATGGCGAAAGTGGTTTCAACCTATTCCTTGATGAATGGGAAACTGGTGGAACTGCCGAAGAACATACACAGAAAGATGTGAACATTGAATTTGCAGAAGATGAAGTGTTTTACATTAAAGCGATAGCATTGGCAAAGGTTACTGGTGCAGATACTGGTAACGATTACATTGTCGCTTATGCAAGGCAACTAACTGAAGTCAGATGTCAGAATTATTTGACACTTATGAAAGGATCAAGTTTTGTAGGTCAAGATACTTGTGAGGTGCAATAAGTATGGCTAATGAGGAATACACTTTTGTTTTCAGAAAAGCGAAACATTTTTGGAGATTCGTGAATAAGCAATTTGACTTGGAAAATATGAATGACATCTTTGGCGATGACAACACTGATGAGGGTGGAGATTACACTTTCATTCTCTGCGAAAGTGTTCCATCTAATATGGAAGATTGCATTGATAATAATACTGGTTGTTTGATAAGGGATACTCAAGGATTAAGCATTATTGATTTGCAAGAAGTTTATAGTAACATTAGTGCAGACTTGCAAGTGCCTAACTTCAAACTCAAATGCAACCCTATACAAGACTGGGATGGTGGTTTCACTATCAACTTGGATGGTGGAGCAACCGATATACAAATCCAACTTGGTGATAGTCAAATAACTTATCTTGAGGGTATTTTCCTTGTCAAGAGAGAAACCAAGAATGGTGATTTGGACTTCGTTATGGCTTACAGTAGAATCGCTTCGCCGATTAATGTAAGGGATTTTATCAATGTTCCTTTTGATGGTTTGGTGATGGGAGTTGGTTATTGTGCTTATGGTGGTAACTGATGGTTCACGAAACTTTATATAATTGTAATGACTTGTATGAGCAAGGTACTGGTGCTAAATGGGAAAATCTTGTTTATGCAAGGACTGGTGAGGGTTATGGTGCTTATGTTCATCCACAAGGTAAAAACTCTGCTACTGAATATAAGCCTAAAGACCTTTGCTACATTTACAAGTATAATAAGATTGACCCAAGTAAGTATAAGGTTGGCAATGTCTACTGGACTATCGTATTTCGTAAGTACAACTTGAATAAGAACAACTTTCCGAAGATTAGGATTTATAGTGGTGTTAAGGGAAATAACACTTTCATTCGTGAAATCACATCATTCACCAAGTTAGAAAATTTGCTTGAGTATGATAATCATACTTTGCAATTCAAACTTGGTGATTTGACAGTAGACCAACTCAAGAGCCTTATTGTTAAGGTGGTTTGGGATAAGACTAAATCCACAGAGGCAAGTGAAATTAGTATAAATAGGGCAAGGTTGAGCATTAATTATTTGCCATTGAAACCGAAGTTTACTATCTTTGCAGAGCCACCAATTGCTACCATTACTAATAATGATGAATTCATTTGGAGGATTACTGCTAAGAATACTGGTGATGGTGGAACTGGGCAAACAACTATCAAGTTGCCTACTGGTGTAACTATCTTAAGTAGCAATAAGACTGGTGCTTTTGACCCATCGACAAAGAGATGGACTTTCACTTTAGGTAGTGGCAAGTCTGATGTATTGCAGTTAAGGTTGAAGTTCAGTTATATTGGGCAGTATAGTCTTGTTGCAACTAACGATGGGGATTATGCAGTAAACAAGCAAGTTGAGAGTATAGTGAATGTTGAGCAGTATTACCCATCTCCAAGTGGTGAGTTGATAACTTACACTTATGGGCAATGTTTTGCTTTTGAAGATGGTTATTTTGATGTGAACATTTATGGAGTCTACAATGGTGAAGAGGTGCATTGTTATGACATTACAATCCCACAAGGATTACAAGTGGAATACCCATTAAAGACCAGTATGATTGACTTGGGAATGAATGTTAATGTGGACTCATTCATTACAGAGGGCATAAGTTCTGACAATCGTATCTGCTTGAAAGTTGATGATGTGATGAGCAATTTTGAGGCTCATATAAGGATACCTTTCCATAATGTTGGTGGAGAGGATGATTATACTGTAACCACTTATTCTAATGATAGTGGTAAGGATTATGATGGCTTGATTCATATTCTTGAGCCAAGAGGTATGATTGTTGTTGGTTCATCTGCTTTGAGTAGGGATAAAAGGTATGTGCATAATAGTGTTAATGTTGGCTCTCCACAAGTTTGGACTGTTAGGGCAAAGGCAAGTAAGCATAATTACTTTGATGAGAAAAAGGACACTATGAGCATTGACATTGAGAAGATGATTGCTTATATTGGTGTAATACCATTGTCAAGGTGTCATAAGGCAGATGTTACTGCCGATAGCAAGAATAGTCTTATTGAAAATAGGTATCTCAATCGTGCTTACTATGGTAAAAAAGGAGATTACTCTGAAGATATAAAGATGACTCTTCGTATGAGTTGGCAAGATGTCGCTACATTGCAAGGTCTTTGTGAAATGGATAAGCCAATTCCGATTGACACTATTCCACAAAGAGCTGATGGTGATCCATTGAACCATCGTGGTTGGGCAGAGATTTATGAGGTTATTAATATTAAGAAGATTAATGATTTGTATTATGAATGTGATGTTGGTGTCAAATACTTAACTCATAAGTTACTGACTAAATTCGGTATTGTGGAAACTGGTAAGATTACATCTAATGCAATAAAACATTATCTTGCTTTGGTACACGATTATACTGATGATATTCTTGACATTTTCAGACCATCTTATTGGCAGAACTTCACATCATTGGAAGATGTCAATGGTGATATGGTAGGCAGTTACGAACTGGATGCACCATCAAGTTTCACATTGAATAATGTTACTGATGTCAATAAATACTCAAATTGGGATATTATCTTCAGAAACCATACTCCAACATTGTACTCTGAAGATTTTGATGGTAACTGGGAGATGAGTTTGAGATTGTTGAATAAGGATAATGGCGAACCATTGTTTGAGCATAGTTATAATAATTTCAAGCATTATGATTTTGATAATGCAGTTGCAGTTAATAGTGCAGATGTAACCAGTACATATAAGAATGGTAATGCTTACGAAACATTGAACTTCGACAAGATAGGGTTAGGATATGACAACTTCTCACCAATCATAGAGGACTGGAAAACTGCAACCCACTTCAACACTATGGAAACCACTATCCTTGATACTTTGAATGATACTTTTGAAATATTTTTGTTAGATAAGGATAATAAGGGAATCTCAAGTCAAGTTGTTAATGTTAGAGTACAAGGTGATGATGGTTTCAGTAATAGTTTTAATGTTATGACTGACATTTATGGTAGAGTATTGTTTAAAGTGAATTGGGGTAATGGAGATTATACCTTGTCCTTGACTTATAATGAAACTGAAAATTATAGAGGTTGTAGTTATTCCACAAGTTTGAATGTGAACTTTGATTATAAGGAGTTGAGATTTGAATATCCAAGCAATGTAACTGTTTTGGAACTTGGTTATCCTTATGTTGTTACTTTGCTTGATGATGATAATCCAGTTGAGGGTTTTATGTTGCATTATAGTTTTAAGTCTGCTACTGGTGATTATGGTTATGAGAGGACTGTTTTGACTGATGAGAATGGTAGGGCAAGTGTACCTATTGATTGGGTTAATGGTAGTTTGACTTTGAGGGTTAGTCTGAAAGGTTTTGTTGATGGTGGTATAGTGTATCAACCAGTACAGATGGAAGAGGTGGTGAATGTGAATGTCCAGTAAGGAAGATTTGAAGATTCAAGCAGATGATATTACAATAATGCAAGGTGAAAAGGCAAAGGATTATAATGTGATTGTAACTTCTTCTGATGATGCTCCTTTAAGTGGTGTTCCAATAACTGTCGCTTTCTACAATAATGATTATACTTTTGAAAGAACTGCTACTACTAATGAGTATGGTGTTGCAAGTGTTCCTATCTATTTAAGTGGGGATGCTTGGTTCGTGGATGTTCATTTCCAAGGGAATGAACAGTATAAGCCACAAGTGGTTACAAAGGAAATCATTATTGAGAAGTTTGAAAGATTGGATAGTTACATCACTTCAGAGAACCTTGTCATTAACATTGATGAAAATAGTATGGATGGAACTTATTATACTATCTATTTAAAAGATATTTATAATAGACCAATCATTAACGAACCAATTAGCATTAAAGTTGAACAAACTGGTGTTGAAGAACCAGTTACTTATATGGATTTTGTTATGAAAACAGATAATGATGGTCTTATAAAAGTTCCTTTCCTTTCTTATGATGAGAATGTGCAGATTACAACACAATATTATGGTTGTACAAGATTTAAACCAACCTTTAATGCAGACATTGTAACCTTTGAAGATGTTGACCCAAGAAACAGTATTGAGTTTCGTTTAGCAAGTGTTAATGGAATTCTCCAAGTGCAATATAGGATTGGAAATGGTAGTTGGGGAAAATTGGCTAATGAAGATAGGGTTTTCCTTGAAAACCCAATTATAAATAGGGAGAATAAGGATAGGTATAGTAATCAAGGTTGGTTCTATTTGGATTCAATGGCAATTAATGAATACAAAATTACTATATGTTTTGATGGGCAAGGCAATGATAGTGTAAGTGGTTTTCCTAATACTTACCCATTTTGCAGAACTTTCACATATAATAATACAACAAATACTAGGAAAAACTTTGCCGATTGGATTGAATCTCAAGGAGCATCTAGGGTTATAACTCATACTCTTTCTGATAATGTTCTTGGAAATCTTGCACATTTGAAAGTGGATTTTGATTTTGAATTACCTTTTGAAGAAATAATACTGTTTCTTGGTACTAGTGGTAAAACTACTACTCCACGATATGAATTGAAAGATGATGGAACACGAAAAACAATAGTGGAATATGATTTGATAGTAGAAGAGGGAACTGGTTCTAATTGGCTACTTGCATTAAATGGTGGGGATTATTTAAGTTCATTAACTATATATAATTTCGCCCCTACTTTAGAAACTAGTACAAAAAGTAGTGCCACATTAACACAGACTGGCTTTGGTTATAATGAACAGACATATCAAAACATTGATGTGCTTGTATCAAACCCTAATGCAAGTATTCATACTAAAGTGAATGAATATTATATAATGAAATTATTGAATAGGGATACTTTGGAAGAGTTTTATTTTTATTCTTACCTTGTTGATAATGTTACTTCATCACATAATGAATTTGAGTTAGGACTGGGAAGATGGTTAATCAACATAGTTGGGAAAGACACCGAAGAATATCAAGGAGCAAATTACTATAGTAATGCAGAGATAACTACTAAAAGTCAGAACAACCCCCCATTATCACCTATCATTGCTCAATCGGAGAATTATGTTCATTTGGGAACTGACACTCCAACATTCGTGGATGACACAATAACTACTGCAACAACTGATGATGACATCCACTCCATTATGGCATTAGAATTTACCAACACAAACTACTATGTCCTATCATTTAACGAAATCATAACTGGAAACAACCCAACTATTATCATAGGAGCAGACCCAACACTTGAAACACTTGATGGATTATTCATATCACCACAAAAAGCAACATTATACAATGATGGCACAATAATAGATGAACTAATCTTCGCAGAATCTCCATTCAAACAATCCCCATTAATAAACAAAGTAAGAATACAAAGGAATGGAAACACAGTTGCAATCAATATAGATGAAAACATCATCTACAAGACAGACCTAATCAGATGGAACACATTTGGAATATACCAAGATGAAACAGATAACGAAATCATCTTATCTGACTTCAAACTTGAGCCTTATGTGGTTTCTGACATCACTCCAATCGTAAGCGAATATGATGGTACTGTATTCGGTAGTAACTGGCATTTGGAACTTCGTGAGGATCATCTTAATTTCGTGGATTATGGTATGCTACCACAAGGAGCAGTAGGTGGTGGATTAGTCTTATTGAATAATGTTCCATTGCCAAAGGACATTGACTGGGATTTGGAAATCGGAATAACCTACAACAATGCAAGATATGACAGACTCAACAAACTGACTGGTGAAATACAAGCAAGGCTTTATGAAGATGTAAGCACATCAGAGTCTACTCTTGAATATAGTGAGTTGTTATGTTCGCCTACTCCAGTTCCTAATGCAAAGACAGTATTCACAAGGAAATCTGATGAGGGAACTCTGTACTATGTCAAGCCATTGTATCAAATTAGCGATGAACTGGGCAAGGTAATGCAGAAGCCCCAATATATGTGCAATCCATATATACAGTACAAAGGTGGTGTAGAATGTTATACAGAAACTGGAATAAGCCTCTTTTCATTAGAGAACCAGTATTCACCAGTATATATTGGAAATGACCTTGTTCGTGCAGAGTTCCACCGAAGAAGTGGTTACATAGTCATAAGCAGATATGATGATGCTACTGACAGTTGGTATAGTGCTAACATCTTGAAATTATCAGAGAACTTAAAACTGCAATTGAATGAATATAATGATGACTATGCAAAGGTATCATTCGGTGGCACAACTTGGGAGTTCTATCGTGGCAGACCATTCATTGTAGTGAAACATCCTAATGTAGATATAAGAATACTTAAACTTGTTGATAGAGTCTACTGCGAAACAATCAACAATGAGCAAAGTATGGGATTCATCGAAGAGCATAACACTATGATGAGTACATTCGCACCACAAACAAGCATACAAAAGTTCAAACAAGAAATGCACATTGGTGAAAACATCAGAGTAGACAACTTCGCATTATATGATGTTGCAAGTAATGGAAACTTGATTCCATTGGAACATAGTGCATCAATGACAACTACTGTAATTGATAATGACAATGCTCTTGCAATCAACAAAAACTTTAGTGGTAAACTTGCATTAAACTTCCCATCATCAAGCCAATACCTAAAGAAACCAAGCAACCAATTCTCACTATACATAGGCAACATAGATGTAGGCAACGAAACAAGCATAACCATCAAAGCAAGAGGCTTCGATGAAAATGGAGCAATCCACCTTGACAACAACCTACAATATGGAATATGGGAAAGTTCACAAACATTCACAGTAAACAGCAACACTACTGAAATAAGGGCTACATTTGACTGCATAGACCAAGTCAAATACATAGACTTCATAATCATCTTCAACACAAATGCACAATCAACAATCATAATGAATAAGCTGATGTGCCACGATGGAGATAGCGAACCTAACTGGAATGTAGACACATCAATAAGAAATGCAAACAAGGTGCAAATAACCTTTGATGAAACCTACTATGCAAACCTATACAATGAGGACTCCCCAGTAGGCTTATGTATCATAAGACCTAATCAGAACCCATTGACACTACGAAACATTAGTGCAAGTGATGAAACAGTATTAGCCCCATATATGAAAAAGGCAAACGAATGGGATAAGCCACAACAAGTATTCCTTGAATACATAAATGCAAACAGACAAATAATAGACATCGACTGGGAGGAATTTTAAGTGGCATATTTCAGTAGACACATAACAAGAAACTTCGATGCCAACAAAACCCATAGGATCAGATATGACAAGGATGATTTCACTTGTCAAATCTTTTCCTTTGACAAAACCCAAGAGCAACAATACTCTGCTTTCAAAGGCAACTTAAACCATAATGGTGAAGTCAAGAACTGGAGAGGTATGAAAGTCATAAAATCCAAGAATAAGGATAGGCTTATCTTGAAGTTCAAGTATGATGCGAAACAGACAAGCGATAATTATCGTTTAGAGTTCCTTTTCGCTAACACTTACTTGACACCAACTGAAAAGAAAAAGGATACAAGTTTGAAGTCTAATGCAGAAATCTATATTGATGGTGTAAGGCAAGATAGTTCAAAAGGCAGTTACTGGAACAGTAATGATGTGAACTTCAACAGACATCATCAGTATGTTCATTTGGATAAAGGCATAAGGGAAATAGAGTATAGGTTGGTATCCAATTCAGTATTCATAGGATTATCTGTTAAGAAGTTTGATATTTACGAAGCCAAAAGGCATAACAACAAGGATGACACCTTGACTATGATAAAGGCAACAGTAGAGCATAGCAATGAATTTGGCATAAACACTATGTCTGCCGAATTTATGTATCATCACGATTTGGATGAGAAACTGTTACCTACTGACCCAAATGCTAATCGTAGTGGGTTAGTGTTCGATTATCGTGATGAGATAAACCTAACAGTAACCGATACAGAGGGAGTTCCACAGAGAGTTTTCGGTGGGTACATCTCAACTGCCGAAGTCGATGATGACTTAACAAGGATAACATTGGAATGTGCAGACAGACTCATAGACCTTGACAGAAGATACAACCTATCAGAAGTGAACTTGAAAGAAAAAATCACCGAAGAGGGAATCAACTATGACTATGGTGTAGACTACCTAAAAAACTACAACTATTATAGTGGAGCATTGAAATACTTACTAAAGTCTACTGAACTCCCACTTAAGACAAATGTAACCCTACACGACCCTTTAGTTGCAAGGAACAATTGGAGATTAGCAACCTACAAGAAAGGTGCAACAGAAAAACTGACTACTGAAAATGCAAGTGCTACTGTAAATGAGAAAAGTATGACACTTCGTAATGGTGCAGACACACTTAAAGGGCAAAAGGTAGTCATCTACAATAACAAGAGCAGAAATGTATGCTTGAACGATTACCCAAACCTTTATTTCACTTATGGAATGGGAACACACTTATGGACTGAAGTCTACGAAACAACAGATAGTGTAACAGTAGAGTCTGCAACAAGCGAAAAGAACAAGACTTGGTTAGCAAGAGCAAATAGCATTACAAAGGCAACTGGTGATGCTTGTATCAAACCAATATGGAAATATGTAGCAGTAAACTTCCCACACGAATACAAAAGTGGGTTCTACCAAAGTGCAGAAACAACTTGGAATCGTGGAAGAGGAAATTGTTGTTGCAAGACAGAAGTTATGCTAAATCTTCTTAATGCAAAAAGCATAACTGATTTGAAATATATGCACTCACATAACAGTAGAGGTGGGCATATATTCGCAAAAGTGAATGGTTTCTATGTAGACCCATCAACACAGATTGAGTCAAGAGGTTGGCATCATTACATTACAAAGTATGGTAGCCCTTATGAGTCAAGCAATTATCCGAAGAAACCAATCTAAAAAAGGTGATATGATATGGCAAAGACATATACTTTTTATGTAAATTCAGATAATATCCAAACCAAATCAAAAGACAAGGCAAGGATAAGGAAAGTAATGGATGCTTTCAAGAGCATAGGGCATAAGGCAGTTAATTGTGGTGTCGGCTCTGACATTCATTCCAAGCCGAAGAAGTTCGGTTGTACTGGTAAGAATGAGGTTTGGGTTTGTATCTTCGGTGGTGTTTGTGGTGGAACTATTGCAGACCAAACTGGTTATCAAGGTTTCGGCAGTTGGTTTAAGAAGGACCAGTTGAAAAATGCTCATCTGTTCTATATCTTTATGAATAATCCAGAGGGTAGGGCTTCTAATCTTAACACTATTAGCAAGTTGCCTCGTGCTTGGGATGATAATTTTTCACCTAAATCATTTACTGGCATACCTAATCCAAAGACTTACTTGCAAAAGAATGGTGTTACTTGGATACAAGGTGGTACTACTGCCGAAATAGTGAACCTTATTAAGACTCAAGATTTTCAAGGTAGTGGTTTTGACATTGGTGAAACTAATGTGCAGACTACCAATACAAAGCACGAAATCACACACGGATTTGATGAGCAGAAACCTTTTGAGGCTTACTTGAGAGTAGATTATTCGATTGGATCAAGAGATGGTGAAGAGAAACATATTCTTATTGATTGGGATTCAGAGGCTCAAGGTACTGATGAGAAGAAGTTCAGTAATGATTCTGCTCCACAATGGAAAGCGAATAATCGTTATGTTTGGGAAGTTGATTTGCTTTCAAAGATTAAATCGGCAGAGGGAGATTACTCACAGACTGGTGATACGAAATATTATCTGAAGAGAGTAACTTTTCTTCGTGATTTCAAGGATGTACTTGATGATAAGGATACAGAGGAAAAGGAAAACTTATTGTATGATAGCACAAAGGATAAGAGCAGTTATAAAATGCTCTTGTATGATTTGGGAGTTTTCAATGGTGAAGTGATTAACCCTACCAATCTTGGTGTTAATGGTAAGACTATCCTTGATGGTGTCAAGAGCATACTTGAAAAAAGCGAATATGAGTTCCAAATAAAGTATGGTGAATATCGTAAGGATGATTATATCAATTTCACTCAACATACGAATAGTGAAGAGAACATTGCCCATATCTTCAATGAGGGTTTTGATGGAGATATTATTGGAATATCCAATGTCAAGTATTCACCTACAAAGGATTTGGTGAATGATTGTTTGACAGTATACAAATCATTGGATGTAGAGGATTATGAGGGAACACATTATCGTTACACAAGGAAAGGGAAACTTGGTGAGATACTACGATATGGTGAGCAAACACATATAGAGAATATGCAAAAGAATAGCAGTTATAGTGAGGCTACCCAGTATTCTCACGATGCCTTGCAAAAGTATTTCAAACCATTGACTACCTTTACTGTTAAGGCAGTTGGTTTGCCACCAGTAAACATTAACGATTGGGTTGAAACCAAGACAATTAATCCATTACTGACTAATACTTACCAAGTTGCAAGTAGGAAGATAAACATTGATGTAACTGACAGACCTATGGTGCAGACAGAGTATGGTCTTGGAGATATAGATGCGAATATGAAAGTTAAGAACAATTTGGCTCAACAAAGGAAGAAACTGGTTCGTGAGCCACTTGACTTGTCTGAAACTGTAATGTATAATGATAAGATGACTGAAGAAGCGATAGATAATGTATGGGTTGATAATGTATGATGGATATGGATCAAGCACAAAGAAGAGATATTGACCTTACATTAGATGATAGGGTTGATTTGGTTTTGGATGATGAGAACCTTGCCGATAATCCTTATGTTTTTTCTGCTACTGATTTTGTTGGTAATAATTGGTTTAAGCAGAATGATAAGTTTGTGAAGTTGAACTTGGCAGAGCAAGATAGTATTGTTTTTATTTCATCTGCTTTGGTTCGGTTGTTGCAAAAGGATATTGTTAATGTTATTGTTGAATTTGATTATGAGGTTAGCAATGTTTCGGTGAATTATCCTATTTTGTCTAATTTTAGTTTGACTTGTATGGGTATGACTAATTATATGTTGGTTGAAAACATCATAACTACACAAGGACATATAGAGGTAGACTGTTCATTATTCAATTTTAGTAGTAAGGTTGTAAATAATGCAATAAGTGGGCAAGGATTTAAGGTAGGTATTAACTTTAATGGTAATAAATCAAATGCAACTATAAAATTATCAAATGTAAACATCAAGTTCAAATATCAGAACAAATTAGCCACTCAAGAAGATAGTGTAGTGAACAGACTTGAACCCCATATCGATTTTTATCGTGATGAAGATGGCGATTTGGTTCTTCAAATCGGTGGTGATGCAAGTGGCAAGGGTATGGATCATAGTGGTGGAGATATTGACACTTATTCCAAAACTGAAATTGATAATAAACTTGCTACAAAAGTCAATGTTGAAATTAGTAAAGGGTTATCTTCAAATGATTATACTCTGACTGAAAAGACTAAACTTGGCACTATTGAAACTAATGCGAATTATTATGTCCACCCATCAACTCACAATTCCACTATCATTACTGAATCTTCAGCTTTATCTCAACTGGAAACTTCAGCCAATGCAACACAACACGAAATCAACCTTGCCATCAATGATAAGATTGGTACTGGTGGTGGAGTTGATATTGTTACTCAATGGGAGCAGACACTATCTGATGAGAAAGTTGCAAGTGAAAAGCTTACGAAGAACACGATTGATGCAAAGCAAGATGCATTGATTAGTGGGCAGAACATTAAGACTGTTAATAATATTTCTCTTCTTGGAAGTGGAAACATTGACATTCAAGGGGGAAGTGGTTCAGTTATTGGTACTGGATCTTTTAGTATAGATGCTAATGGGCATTTACTGGTTGAACTTCCGAATGCAGTAGATAACCCTTATTTCATTGGTAATGATGGTCATCTGTACTATGACACATCAAACACACATAATGGAGATTGATAATTTATGACAACATATGATTTGGGTAGAGTTGTTGGTGCTGATGGTCAGCAAGGTGCAAAGGGAGATGATGGTAATGGTATCGCTTCCATTGTAAAAACATCTACAAGTGGAAAAGTAGATACTTATACAATCACTTATACCGATGGCGATACTGATACTTTTACTGTTACTAATGGTAATGATGGTGCTAAAGGTGATACTGGAGCGAAAGGTGATACTGGTGCTACTGGTAATGGTATTTCAAGTGTTACCAAGACTGGATCAAGTGGATTGGTAGATACTTATACTATTGCTTTTACGAATGGAACTTCAACTACTTTTACTGTTACTAATGGTAGTGATGCTACTGTTACTATTGTTTCAAGTTGGTCTGCTACTACAAGTGATAGTAAAGTTCCAAGTGAAAAATTAACAAAGGATAACTTGGACAATAAGGTTGATAAGGTAACTGGAAAAGGGTTAAGTACAAACGATTTCACGAATAGTTATAAGAGTACAATTGATGGGCTTTCAACTGTGGCTACAAGTGGGTCTTATAATGATTTGAGTAATAAGCCATCTATCCCATCATCTTCAAGTGATTTGTCTGATGGTTCTAATTTGGTTAAGAAGAGCAGTACAACTGGATTATTGAAGAATGATGGTTCGGTGGATACGAATACTTATTTGACTTCATCTGCGATTACTGGTATGCTTACCTCTTCGGATATTGCGAATAATTTGACTACTACTGCGAGTGGTAAGGTATTGGATGCAAGGCAAGGGAAAGCATTAGCAGACCTTATCGGTGATGCTATCGCTTACATAAACCAATGATGGAGATGATTTTATGGTTAATGATATTACAACTTTAAATGGCTCTTTGAGTCAGTTAGGGGAAACATTAGCAAGTAATATTACTCAAAAAGGGGTACAAGCAAGTGCATCAGATGGGCTTACCACTTTGGCTTCAAAGGTACTCCAAATAACTGGTGGGGGTGGCTCTACTACATTATTTGAGGATAGTTGTGCAACTAATCAAACAAGCCAATATACTAACTTTTATGAGATATGGGCTTCATCATCAACTGTGAATACCTCATTAAGTTTTGATACAGACCATTATGTGCTAACTAATAGCAATGCAAATTTCAGTACCTGTTGTTTACCAGTACAAGCTGGTTTGGATAATTGGAAACTTACTGCGAAGATAAGAGCAGTTTCCTCTTCATCAGATAAAGGTGGTGGAGTAGGAATAGCCCAAGCACAAGAAAAAGGTGTCGGTTTATTCCAACCAAACTCTACAAGCACAAAACACCTTCTATTGTACAACCCCAATATAACTGGGGGAGGTATTTCTTCAAATATAGCAGTAAGCAACCTCACCACTAATGACTACAACACATACGAATTATCAAAAGAGGGTACAACCTTAACATTCAAAATCTACAACAGTAGTGATACAGAAGTGTTCTCAAAGGTTGTTACAATCGCTGATAGTACATATTTGACAAGTGCATACCCTGCATTATCAATTGCAAAATCCGATAGCATATATGTGAAAGAGATTAAGTTAGAGAGTCTTGGTGGTGGTAGTGATTGTAGCCAATACCAACAACAAATCGAAGATGCAATCGCATTTATTAATGGAGATGGTAACTAATGACAAACGATACAACAACTCTTCAAGGTAGCCTTGATGAAATGAAAGACCAGTTAATAACCCAACTTGACAATAAAGGTGTACCGACAACATATTCAAGCACTACTGGATTACTGGGCTTAATCGCAAAAATCGATGACATAGAACAAGGTAGGAGTGGTTGCCCACGATTAGTAATTGGAAGTTTCACAACTGGCTCAACTGGTGGAGGTACTGGAACAGTAACCATTAACTATAATGGAAATG